TGAAGGTTATATTAGTTTAGAATTTGAAGATGAATTAATAGAAAAAATGGGAGTAGATTTAACCGAAGAAGATATAAAGCAATTAGCTGATTCTTTGGTTAATAGTATATTTGGGAATCCAGATGAAGAAAATTAATCAATATCCTATAATAAGTATTAATAATAAATATATGCTCATAACCAGAGATGGGGTTGGTGAGCGAATAGAGCTAAGTACAAATCAATTAATAAGATTAAACCGAGAGATTGCTAATGTCTTATGGGAAAGAAGAAATAATAGTGTATAATATACACACTATGGATAAAAAATTAGAATTACTGAAAGTAGAAGAAACAGAATATGTTGATTTAATTGTAGAGACTTGTTCCAGAATAATTTGTTTTGAATATAATAATCAATTATGTAGTTGCCAAGCCCCCTCAGAATGTCATGGATATGATGACTTTGTTAAATCCGCCAAAGGATGTATTGGAGCTGTTTCTGCTTTTTCTGCTAATGTTTTTGAAGCAACTTATTTAGATGATAAAGAGATAAATTAATGGTTAAGAAAAAAGACTCAAGATTAACAAGAGCTGGAGTATCTGGTTATAATAAACCTAAACGGACTCCCAATCATAAAACTAAATCCCATATTGTCGTAGCTAAAGAAGGTGATAAAATAAAGACGATTCGTTTTGGTCAACAAGGTAAGACTGGTGATAAGACTATGACAAAAAGAGCTAAATCATTTAAAGCTAGACATAGAAAAAATATAGCGAAAGGTAAAATGTCTGCGGCTTTTTGGGCTAACAAGGTAAAATGGTAGGAGAAAATTATGCCAAGAAAAAAAGGTAGTAAAGGTTTATATGCAAATATTGCAGCTAAAAGAAAAAGAATAGCTGAAGGTTCTGGAGAGAAAATGAGAAAGAAGGGTGCTAAAGGCGCACCAACTGATAAAGCCTTTAAGAAAGCTAAAAAAACAGCTAAAAAAACAACAAAGAAAAGGAGAAAGTAATGCCAAAAGGAAAAGGAACTTATGGTTCTAAAGTAGGTAGACCACCTAAAAAAAACAAAAAGAAAATGGATAAGAAAAAGAAAAAGAAATGAGTCAACCGACTTCTAATCCATTTATAGAATTTTTAAATAAATATAAAAATGACCCAGTTTTGTTTTGCCAGAATGTTTTAGGTGTTGAGCCTGATGATTGGCAAAAAGAATTGATGATAGCTATTGCAGATGGTGAAAGAAAAATATCAGTTCGTTCAGCTCATGGAGTCGGTAAATCCTCTGTAGCTTCATGGATAATGTTACACACTTTGCTAACCAATTATGATTGTAAGGTTATTGTTACCGCTCCAACCAGCTCACAACTTTTTGATGCTCTCTTTGCAGAGCTATCACGTTGGATAAAAGAAATGCCACAGAGCTTACAAGACTTGGTTGATGTTAAATCAGATAGGGTTGTTTTAAAAGCTAGACCTAATGAAGTATTTATATCAGCCAGAACCTCTAGGAGAGAGACCCCAGAGGCTCTCGCTGGGGTGCATTCGACTGGTAAGGTGATGTTAGTCGTTGATGAAGCGTCTGGTGTTCCAGAGGAAGTATTTGAAAGTGCAGCTGGTAGTATGTCTGGCGATAATGTGCATACAATTTTATTAGGTAATCCAACTAGAAATTCTGGGCTGTTTTATGATACTCACCATAGATTGTCTGGCTCATGGCATACTTTCCATATTTCAGCTTATGATAGCCCAAGAGTTTCAAAAGAATTTATCGAAGAAATGGCTATGAGATATGGTGAAGATAGCCCAGCTTTTTCAGTTAGAGTTAAAGGTGATTTTGCAGAGGAGTCTGATGATGGTGTTATATCTCTGGACCTAATCGAATCAGCTGTGAATAGAGATGTTCCAATGGATAATTCCCATGATACTTATTGGGCGTTAGATGTTGCTAGACATGGTTCAGATAGCTCTGTTTTAGTTAAGCGCAGAGGTAATGTTATATTTGATATAAAAACATTTAAGAAATTAAATTTGATGGAACTAACTGGTAGAGTTATGGCGGAGTTTGACTCTGTTGAGCCACATAATAGACCAATAGAAATATATATTGATGCAATAGGGTTAGGGTATGGAGTCATTGACGCTATAAACGAGATTGGAAGGCTATCCGCAGTAGCTATTAATGTTGCTGAAAGTGCCAGTATGTCTGGAACTTACATGAATCTTAGAGCTGAGTTATGGTTTAAATTTAAAGCATTTTTAGAGGAAGGATTGTGTAAACTTCCTAAACATGAAACTATGACCGCTGATTTATTATCAGCTAAATATAAATTTACTGCGGCTGGAAAGATACAGCTTGAAAGTAAAGAGCAGACCAAAAAAAGGTTAGGTCGCTCACCAGATGTTGCTGACGCTCTGGTTTTGCTTATGGCTGGTGATTTAGTGGCTGTTAAAAGAAGTTCTAGCTGGCAAAGAAATTGGAAAGAACCTTTAATTCGTTCCGTAAAAGGTGTAGTATAAAGAAAAAAATATTTTCCTAGTTAATACTTAGTTTCCCTCCATCCTTCTTTCCCCCTGTAGAAACTTTGTTATTAACTAGGTTTTTTTTAGGCAAAAAAAATAAGGGCAGCTTGCGCCACCCTTATCCTAACTAAATAATCAATAACACTATGAAGTATTGATAGATTAATTTTAATTTACATCATCACTAGAGTCAACACTACTATCAGCGTCTATCATTAATTTTATAGCAGATAAAATTATAGATTGTAAAACTAATAATGATTGTTTTTCTGGGAAACTTAGGACCATAGATTTAAACAAATTATCTAGCGAGTAAGTAATAAAAAGCTGCGCTTCTTTTTCCCCCATAGCTTCGTATTTTCTATCCAACTCCATCCAATCTTTTTCTATCTCCTCTCGTAGTTTATCGCTCATTTACTTATCCTCTTTTTTAACCTTGTTGTTAGCTTATTAATAACTTCTCTAGTATCTTTATTATGCTCCGAGCCAGAAGGCGATACCATTTTTCTTTGCTCGCTCTTAAAATATTCTAATAATATCTCCGCATCCTTCTCTTTAAGAGTTAAACTAATCCCCATAAAACCAACCCTCTCTATCTGCTCTGTCGTCAATTTGTTTTATTCTGGATTGCTCCTCTTGCAGCTCCTCTTTAGTCTTGATGCACTTGTATTGCTTACCCCCTTTAATATCTTCCATAATCCAGATACCGCCAAAGTTTTTTTGCATCATAGCTAACTGCTCTCGGTGATATTTTTCCATATCAAACCTCTTGCCATGTTTATCTAATAATTCTCTCATCATTTTGTGAAACCACATATCAAACCTCTTGCCTAATTGTTAAACTTTCCTCATAACTTTTTATAGCTTCCTCATTCATAATTAATTTCGCTATAGTGTTATGACTGGCTGGCGTTTTATCCTCTCCGAACCTCTCAATACATTCAGATTGAATACGCCTAGTTGATACATTGCCATTCGATAAACTTTGAATAAATTTTAATACATCATCCCTCCAAACTTCCTTAACAATGGTGGCTGATTTACCTTCGCCAACTATCTTATAACCCCAATTCGGTTTACCGCCTATATACCCTTTTATTTCTTCGTCTAGGTGATATACTCCACGCTTAGAATCCTTACCTCTCCTGACATTCTTTTTAATCTGGCTCGCCATGTATTCAGAAAAAACAGCAGTCATGGAAACTTCTAATTTTTTCTGCGCATTAACTCCTAAAGTAATATTGCCAGTATTAGCGCAAAAGATATTTATACCCTTAGTTTTACAGTCGTGCAAAAAACTTTCTAATATCCTGTTATCTCTTGCCAACCTATCAACACTAGAAATAAAAATGCAATCTCCTTCGTCTAATGTGTTTAGGTTTTTGCCTTGCGGTCTATCCTTAAATTCGGTCAATCCAGATACGCCTATATCAGATATATCTTCATTAATTCTTAGCCCTTCTGGAATCTCCTGTTTGTCCTGTAAAACTAACAAGGTATGGTTGTTAATCTCCTGTTGAGTCTTAGGACTTTGGTTGTCCGCCTGAGACTCACTACTAACCCTTATATAACTAATTAATCTCATAATTTTTTTCCTTCTCTTTCTTCCATTCTAACTTGAGCTGGTCTATCCATTTTTGATAGCCAGATAACTTACCCTGATATAAATATATTAATTTATTATTCTTTCCCATGTTTACTCCTTACTGTTTCCGCTTTTGTTGATTCTAATAACCTATCAAAAGCGTTTCTTTCATACTCACTACAATCTGTTATTAGCCCACCCTGATTTACCAGAGCGAGCAATAATAACAAATCACTTTTTTGTACTTTAGCTTCATTGGGTTTCATTGTCATACACTTTGAATAGCAAAAATAATCCTATCAATATTGATAAATGTTAAAAAGCAACCAACAAGAATTGCTGTTTCTATAATAAGATATTTCATATTTCTTCTCCTTTCCTGTTTCTAAAAATAAATGATTCGTGTTCATTTACATAATATTATTTGAACAAGGTACTTCTAGGCCTTATATCTCAAGGGTTTTTCTTTTGCCCAGGTAAAATTTAGCAACAGAAATTCCTGGTTCGTTTCGTTTCTACCATCTCGTTTGTTTATAAAATTCTGAAATGTTATGAATTATTTCCATAACTTGTTCTTCCGTCATTTTTTCACGACCTAATTGATCCACAAGATCTTCTAAAGATTCAAGTAAACTTGTCGTTGGTTCTGTATCGTTCATAGTATTTTTTCCTTATTTAGTTAAGCATTATTGCCTAAGACTAGGGTAAATTAATACCCTAGTTTCTGGATTAACCTTCATCAGTTAGGCTGTAAATTGTGTATTGTCCTCCATATTCAACATCATATTCAAAATTATCTAATACATCATTCCAGCCAGATATTAATGGTTTTTGGTCGCTATCATCTATATAATCCCACAGCATACCATCACCAGCATTTAAACCTATGTTGTTTTTATCTTCATCAATCCAAGCTGAAAAGTATTTATATTCTTTGTTAGTATTAAGATTCTTAGTTCCAATACTAACCAAATTATCCCTATAGCCTTCTGGGTGGTAACTACTAATCATAGGCACTTCCTCACCAGCATCACAAACCTTGCGGCAGAATGTAGAAACTTTTGATACTAAAACCTCAAAAGCTGGGTATAATTCGTGGTTTTTGTTTACTTCAAAAATATCCATCTTAAAAATCCTCCTTAGTTAGTGATTTAATAAACTCCGCTTTGGAGTCAAAATCTTCCAGCGTTGGTTGAGCTAACCAGTAAGCCAAGCCGCCAACAGCTCCAAAGATTGCGCTAATTATTAAACTTAAAATTATTCCATTTATCATAGTATTTTCCTTATTTAGTTAAGCATTATTGCCTAAGACTAGGGTATTAATTTACCCTAGTTTCTGGATTAACCTTCATCAGTTAGGCTGACTCTTTAACCTCCTCTATATCTGATAATTGGTGAAAATAAGCATCTTGTTTTAATTGATGCTCGGCACTTTGAATTTGCATTTTTAAGGCTACTCTAAAATAATACCCTAGCTTGTCTAATATTTCTTTTTTGGAACTACCCTCTAGTAATTCATTGGATTTAAAACTAAGTTTTTTGTCCTCGTCAGATTGTGTCCTATAATAATTATCCAGATGGTTGAAGGTGTCCTCATCTTGTTCACTACTAAAGCCAGACCTTTCCAAAGTTTCAAAGCGTATTTCCATTTTGAAAACTTCGGTATAATATTCGGTGAATGTAATATTATATAAATATTCTATGTCGCCATGTTGGTCGGTTGTTACCTCATAATTATCATCATTAATTAATTTAGTAATAAACTCGTCAGCACTTTTAACATTGACCAGCTTTCTAACTAGGTCGTTTCCTGTTGCGGCTGGGTAGCCATCCCAATGACGATAAATCCAAAGCGTAGTATCACCAGTTTTAATTTTTATATTGCATCTTGTACCCATAGTATTTTTTCCTTATTTAGTTAGACTTTATTGCCTAAGACTAGGGGAAATAAATCCCCTAGTTTCTGGATTAACCTTCATCAGTTAGGCTGATAATTCTTCCCTTGTAATCAGAGCAACAGTCTCAAATTTTACTGGCTCTTGTTTAACCTCCTCTTTTGGTTCTGGTTTAGCTATCTTGAGGCTGGTGTTATCGATAAAGAATTGACTCGCCCTGCTCGCTAATTTTATGGCTTTTACAAAGTATCTGGAGTCTTCTTTAAAGCGCTTATTCCAGCTTTTAAGATAGCTTGCATGGTTAAGAGCTGGCGTTGGTTCTAGTCCAGTATGTCCAGAGATAAAGGCGCTTGTAAGCTCTGCAACTAATTCTTCAAAAGCATAGTTATCATCCCCAAACTTATTGCCAAATTTTCTATCTAACCTTGACTCATGTCCAGTCGAATGACCTATCTCATGGAATAGGGTAGCAAAATAATTTTGCTCGGCTGTAGCGTCATCAGTGTTGATAAAATCAGATAGTAAAGGCATCCCAATAAAATCCTGAGTCCTATTGTAAAAAGGTGAAGATGAACCGCTGATTCTTGATACCTCGATTTTCTGAGATTCCAAATACTCTTGAGAGACTTTCTCGCAAAGTTTGTTAGTAAACTCTTGAGTCGGTGCTGGCTTAGGTG